ATTTGTCCACTCATTTACGCTTGAGCGTTAGCGATGTTGGGAGTATAGCACGAAATTTACTTTTGGCTGAAATGCCTCATACGCAGTTCTTCCCATCTAGCCATCCTAAGTATCTCATCGCAAGCTACAGCCTCTCCTGATAACTGTACAATGCCATCCTTGCCCTTGTCTCGCATGTGACGAATGGCGGTTTCTCGCATTTCGTAAATGTAGGCTACGAACTCAGCAAATGCCTCGTAATTATGTAGTTGCTTGATTGCTTTTTCTTGATCCATATTATACTGGCATGCCTCCCATTTGTGCAGGTTGAGTTCCCATTCTGCCTATTTGTGCATTTTGATTTTGCTGAATTTGAAATATGTATTGACCCCTATACTTTTCAATTCGAGCGTTAAATGCCTCGTCGCTTTGCATCCGTTGAGCAATGTCTGGTTGCTGCAAATATCCTTGGATTACTTGCAATGCAATCTGTGCTCCAGTAGGTCGTGCATTTGCTTCGATGCCAGAGAATATACGAGTCAAGTCCTCGGTCACATTATCGACAATCTGCTTTTGAGCTGCTTCAACTGGCTGTATGATAGAATCAGCCATGACTGGATCAATGCTAGCTGCTGCTATATCAAGCAAATTGTCTATATTTATGCGGCCATTTACATTTAGCTGATTTAACTGAACAAACTGGCGCAATTTATTCTCAACAGTCTCAGGATCATTATTCAAAACATCAAAGTTAATCATAATGTCGAAGTTCTCATCGGGACTACCTTTTGACATTACTTGAGGATCTGGCACACCAGTCACACGAAAGAATGTTTCGTCAGGGCCAAATCGCTGATAGCATTTAAATGCCATACGAGCTACCTTAGCTGCATGAGACAGGAACTTATCTACTAAAGACTGTAGTCTAATACGACCAACATTAGACTCATCTAACCCCGTAAGCTTATCTGCTAGATCAAGTAACGTATTTTCAATTTCAAGAGAACCGGGATTAAACTGTGGTGCTGGAGCAAATCCAATGTCACCCTTTCTGCGCTCTGGGATAAACCGACCAGGCCCCCAATCAGTGGGACGTTGGCCAAATGGGTGCGTAATAGGTGGCAATGTTGCCATTGAGTTACGATCAATCCGAGAATCACGCTCAACCTTTACTTGATTCTGTACGCCACGAATTAGATGTGGGATTGTTTGAATCTCGTATAGTTGCTTGCTGTCATCAGATAGCTTGGTGACGACAACTGGATAGTCATCATACCCGTTCATTAACTCAAACTTGGCGTAACCTTGGGTAGACTCATCGCCATTAAAATCACGGTGAAAGACTGTACAGTAAATACCTTCCGCACCATCTTCCTCGCTAATCAATCGCTGATAGCCATAGCAAACTTCAATTAAATCTTCTGCTTGGTTGATTGTGTGGTGCCTATTTACGGAAGATATTGCTCCGTTAGAACCGTCAATAGCTTCTACATTTACACCTCGATACTTGTCAATTAGGTGATCAACAAATCCCTCATCCCATCCTTCGTTTCCTACTTTGTTTTCTAATTCTTGGGCAGTATAGTAAGTGCGCCAAAAACAGTACGGTGCTTTCTGTGGATCACTAACGTAGTTTGGGAAGAAAAATTCCCCATCGGGAGATAGGGTTTTAACTTGTGGCGCATCTACCTTTCGGCGCTTTAATGAAAGCTCTGCTAAATAATTTTTACGCAAACTTTTTATTGCTTCTTTTGCGTTTTTATTAGATACTTCTGGAAAATAATTTTGAAGCAAAATAACTAACTCGTCATCGCTCTCCCCTCCTAGTATACTCTCAGCGATAGACTCTCCATTGTTGAGACCTTTTATTTGATCTAGCGTTATTATTTGTTTTACTCTACGATCTTCCTTCTGCCAGCCAACATAGCTAATTAAAAGTCCACGTTCTAGGAAATAGTTTGCGCCTAGCTCCATTTCTTCGTAGAAGCGATCAATGTATCCAGACGATACCATCCATTTGAGGAAGCCAGAGACAATCTTGCTACGTGCAATGTCTCCACTCTCAACAGGAAAGGCTCGCACATTAGCACGATTGAGCGATCCCATAAATATAGATACTAGGCGATTGATACGCTCGTCAATAACATGAGCCTCTACATCACTAGCACCATCCCAAGGGAAGGCATCTGCTCCATGCTTTCGGTGATCCTCCGACTTGCCATCCCAGAAGTTTCTGCGATCATCATAAGATTGTCGGCAGTCATGGAAGTACGGCTCAAGTTCGTTGATCGTAGTATTGTAAGCGTTCTGCAACCCAAGTATGTTAGGTTCTTTTTCAAGATAGGTCATCGACCCAAGTGTCTCTTGATCTTTCATAATCTTCTTTTATAATGTCGTAAGTTCTTTTGCACCGAGTTTGCTCAGTCTTTTTATTTGCCCCTATTCTATCACATAATTCAGAAAGAGATAAAAATGAGTCAGAATGAGTTATAGAACTAACAAAGAACTCCCAATTTAGCAGCCTGTCGGACTGCTCCTTGCACCACTTTTTGTCTAGCGTGATGTCCATCTTTTAATCCTCGTATCCCACATCAACTGGTTTCGACGATGCTTCAACAATTTCACTAACATCACAGGAACCTCCAAAACAAGGAAGTTCAACAATTACTTTAACCCTTTTTTCATCTTCAATTAAAGGGCATAACATTGTGCCCTCTGGGGTTAACCAAGGAACAAATTGATTATTATCCTGCCATCCATTAGGTAAGGTAATATAGTATGATATTTTTTTAGTTTTCATTAGTTGATTTTTGGGTTGTATCGGTAGCTAACTCCAGAATTATCTGCAATGCCTTCAAACTTAATAA